TTAAGCTGCCATTTTATCAATGGGAATGCCTTGCTTTTTAAACAACATTATATCAGTGTATCCTGAAGAATAATTCATGTGGGCATTGAATTCTCTTTTTGTGCAGCCTTCAAATGGATTTCCGATGGTTTTATTTGCCCCGATCCACTCACACAATTCAATTATAGATGATTTGTTTGATGTAAAATAAACGAAAGAATGACCTTCGAGGACTTTTAAAACATCTAAGTAATCGGACATACGCCAATACATGTTGTACGTTCCGACATCAGTGGATAGATAAGGAGGATCTATTAAAAACACCACTCCAGGTACGTCCTTATATTGATTATAGACCTCTTTGTAGTCGCATGAAACTATTTCCAGCCCTTCCAAATAGTCCAATGATTCAGGGTATCCATTCTTACGGATATTGTTATAAAGAACTTCCTTGCTCATTTCCTCCACAGACAACTTATATTTCATAGAGAACATAAGGGATGACGATAGAGTAATGAAGTCCACGTACCCCACACTCGCTTCCTCTTCTTCAATACGCTTTAAAACGCATTCCCTCAGCTTTCCTTTGATTGCCTTATGTTTGGGTACCGAATCCCCTACCAGCGTTCTAATGTCGGCTAAAAGCTTATTTGTATGTGGAATATGAGCCAGCCTAAATCGGTAGTTATCAAAATCGTTATAAACAACAGTGGAAGCTGGTTTCATTCTTTTGGTAATATGGGAAAGTAACCCCGAGCCACCAAACAGATCCACAAAAACGGTATCATCAGGAAACTGGTCCAATACCTTTATAAATTCTTTGGCAAACATTCTTTTTTGGCCCACAAATGGCAGCGGTGCCGACAGATTCATTTTCGTCATACGTTCAATTCAAATTTAATATTCTCAACTCCGGATAACAGTTCCATGGTCCGGTCAATGTTATTTTCATATATATGCACATTCCCAAGGTCAAGGGTTATGGACTTCAAAGGAAGTTCCACCTGCCTTGCCATCAGATAAAGATGATAAATATCAGCCGGAAGCCCAAGGTTGGCATCAGAACTGCGCTGGTATGCAGATAATACCAGTTCCCCCTCTTCAATCTGGAACTGCACAAGGCTCAGGCAGGGTGCCTGGTTGCTTTCCACCCCGGTCTCTCCAAGAAACAGAACATAGTTCTTGCTGTTGCGCTTTTCCCGGTTAATCTTAGCTATAAGGGGTGGAAGCTTTTCAAAGTAAGTGGGGTAGCTATTCACAAGGGTATGGCCACAATAGTCCCACCAGGTAATACCTGCCTCCTTATATCTTTCCACATCTCGAATACCCTGCATAAACAGCTTCAATTCTTCTTTCAGTTTCTTTCTGGCTATCCCATGGCTTTCAAATATATCAAGTAAATCAGCCGGGGTCAGCATAAGCCTTTCATTCAATAGGTATTTGATACAGCCTTTCTTGTTGGTTTGGGTCTTGCCCGTTTGGAGTATCTTGTCTAATGTCTGGTAATACTTATTCATAAGCTATTGATTTTTGTCTGTGCAAAGTTAGCCCCATCAGATAACACAAGGTATCTCCGGCACATCAATCACACTGCACCGAGCGTGCAGTGCTTTCCAAACCGTTTGATAATGTCATACACCTTGCGTTCGCTTACAGAATATTTATTTGCCAAAAACGCCACTGCATAAGTGGTCTTCTCACCCCGATTTTTCATGACCTCATACTCTGTATATAAGTCTATGAATCGAAGGTCATCCTGCTTGCCGCCCAAACTTATAAGCAATTCAAGCGGTTTTCTGTTAAATTTAAGTGCTTCAAACAATGTCATATCCAATCATTTTTGTACTTTTGCAATGTCTCACTTATTAGGCGGATATTTCGCCATCCAAAAAAATACAAACGCTCAGAGCGCGAACGAGGGTATTGGCCCCCGGTCGTGCGCTCTGAGCGTTTTTGGTTTTATAGTAAGTGAGACGACTATTTAACAGGCCGGGGGCTTTTTTTAATCCCACCCCCGAGGGGATTTTCAATTACTCAATCCGATACAAATCCAATTTGAATTTATCCTTCTTTTTCCAGCCTTCAGCCAGAACTTTCTGAATGAATCCTACTGCTTTTGTATAGAAGTCTTTCAGTTCATCTAACTGGGTAAAAGTATGGTATTCCGGTTGTTCATCCGAACCAAACTTAAACGTCACCGGTAGGGTTTCTCCGCCCGTCTGAACGGCTAAATCGTATGCTGCCTTATAGTTATACTGGTTCTCCGTAGAAAGCCATACAGGGGCACCATTATAGGTGAATCCGGACAGGATAGCTGCATCAGTCTGGCTATTATACCAGGACATAACCAATGTGCGAATTTCCTCGCCGGTAGGTTTATGGTTAAACTCCTCTTCCATGTAGGAGGCAGAGCCGTTCTCTTTCTCCTGCACATCCCAGCGGATGCGCCATTTGTCTTTAACCGGGTTCGTGCATTCCATCAGCGACACACCGGCACTTCCTTCAACTCTTCTCATGTAAACACGTATTTGGTTCTACCTTTGCCGAAGGTCTCTGTCTTGATGGTCGTTTCAAACGGAAAGCCATCCGGCATTTCTTTCACTTGTGCGAGAATATTCTTCATTTCCTCGCTGTTGGTGAAGAACTTCTTTGCCTAACCGTTCACTTCAATGGCCACAATACAGCGGTCTTCTCCCTGCTCGGTCTTGATACCTGTTTCGAAGTCCTTCACTACAATCGGTAAGTTTACCAGTTCCCGGATGCTTACCACCACTCCGGGAAATCGCTTCTTGCCGTCCTCCGGCTTGTAAGCGACATTCAAGTCTTTAAAACTTCTCATTTCTTTGCCTGTTAATTTTTTAAACAACTTATTGCAGTCGGCGTGTTTCGTCATGCCGTAGAAACTGGCAATCAGTTCCCGCCGTCTTTTTCTCGATTTTACCTCGTGCATCTTCCGGGCAAACTTCTGCTTGATACGTTTCCGCAATCTCACATAGTCAGGACGGATAACATAGCCAAGGAAATCAATGCCTTCTTCTACAGGAAACACCCGTTCATTCGGCTTGATCTCCAAGTCTATTTTCTCCATTTGCCCGTGAATAACATCACGAATCTTCCACAATTCCGCTTTCGTTTTGCCGAGTACCAGTCCGTCATCGCAATAGCGATAGTAATAACGAACCCCGTACTTATCCTTCAGATAGTGGTCTAAAAATACAGACAGAAGCAGGTTGCCTGCTCCCTGTGAGCTGCGCAGTCCGAAGCTGATACCCTCCGGCAGCATTGTCACGAACCGCTCCAGCAGCACCAACAGCCTTTCGTCCTTGAATATCCTGCGGAAGCACCACATCACAAAATCCTGCCGCACATTGTCGTAGAACCTGCGGATGTCAAACTTGTAGGCATACAGCGTGCCTTCCGGGTCTTTTTGCAGATCGGTACGTATGCAGTTCATCAGATCATGAGTGCCACGGCGTTTAATGCTGGCTCCGGTAGTCCGGATATAGCGTTTCTGCAGGTGACGGTCCACCACGTTCATTACGGCATATACCGCGATGCGGTCATACATGGATAAAATCTGCAGGGTGCGTTTTTTGCCATACTCCTCGATTTCTCTTTCATGGTATCCGCCAAGCTGAAATGAACCGCTTGCAATGGCCTCCGTCAATTTGACGATAACTTGCTCCCTATGGGCAAGCAGATACCGTCCTTGCGTTGACCTTTTACGATCCGTTCCGCGCAGTACGGCATCGAAAGCCTCCGACATATTGGAGTATTCGATGATTTCCTCTATGATATATCCTTCCCTGCGCATACGGTTCTGCTGTTGGTTTATAATACGGAAGATAAGGGCCTTCCTTTCCCCGGGTCTGACTTCTTCGAACTGATAACAGCCTACCAAACTCCACCCGACGCGTGATTTTTCAGCTTTCCACCCTAATGGGTGCTGTTGCTGTGGCTTGCTTCCCTCGGCACCGCATTGGGGACACGTCCCCGCTGCTGTACGCCGATTTGTTAGATTTCCAGACGCGAGCCGACATTCGCATTCGTGTTCGAAGCATCGTTATTCGCATTCGCATTCGACACACCGCCATTCGCATTCGCATTGTTGTACCCGCGATAGACCACACGGACTATCGGGAAGCTCTACCAATTACAAAGGTACTTATTTCAAGGCAAAAGAAATCTATAATGCTCAGAAGAATAACCATAACAGAGCAGCAAAAGCACCGCCCAACACGGTTAATCCCCAATCTATCCAGTCCCAACAGCTACCATGCTGCTTATCCTTCAGTTCCAAACAGGAAGCTGCCACAGCACTTGCATACAGGGCTACCACTGGATGCATTCCCAATAAACCTATAAGGAATCCGCCTAACAGATGCTTCCATCGGTTACTTTCTCTCAAGAAATCAATAACTGTTCCCATAACGATTCTGTCTTTAATTCTAAAAAAATCGACCGGCTTCGCCGGTATTTGAATACCTTTTAAATGGGATTCGGAAACCATCCGAATCCCGTTCTTTCGTTTTAGTCGCTTCGCTCCACGCTTTGGCGCTTTGCGCTTACGCCACCTCGCGTATCGCCTTATACGCTGCCACGCTTTGCGCCCGGACGATTTTGCCGCGGAAGGCCAGACGCGCGCCGACATACGCATACGTGTACGAAGCATCGTTAAGCGCACCCGCATACGACACACCGCCATTCGCACCCGCACTGCTGTACCCGCGATAGACCACACGGACTATAGCGGTGCTTATCCAGTACTTATCGGTATAGTAGGTAGAAGACGATCCGTTCAGATTACCCACCGGAACCAGGTCCATATACTTGCCGTGTGCCACGCCTGTTGTCCATTGGTCACTGGCCGTTTTGCCCTGCACCCAGCGCACCGTGCCGTCCGGCATCCAGATGCGCCATTTGCCCACGTTGCCGCTGTCGTTTGGCAGGTCCACGCCGTCCATCATGTCATACTTGTTGCCGTAGATGTCCTCATAGCCCAGGCAGCAGATATTGTTCACCTGCACTACGGTTGCCTGTCCGTATTCGTCACGGCTCTTATACCAGGCATACTGGTGCACCAGACCGTCAACCAGCGAATTCGTGATTTTGTTGTTGACGGCATACGCTTCATCGTAGCCGATGGTATCTGTCATCCCATGCTCTGCCGTCCCGCCTGTTGTTCGGTTGTTGGTATGCTGTCCGGCACCGCACTGTTCCTGCATGTCCCTACGCCCGTACCGTGCATAGCTCAGATTCGCAATGCGGCTGTGCATCAGCGCATCTATCTGTTGCATGCCCCGCTGCTGGCTGTAATAGTGGAAGTCCGTCCAGGTCATGCTTGCCGTGGTCGAAGCTCCGGTTATGCAGGCACGCAGCTTGCTGCCCACTACCGAACTGCCCACAACAGCACACAGATGCTCTTCGTTGGCCACCCAATCCGGTTCCATGTCCTCTATCTTGTCGCTGTGGCTCAGTACCACATGGTCAAACTCAGCCGTGTTCAGAATGGAGAAATGCAGAGCGGTCGCACGCTCCGGAACGTCTGCTATCAGATACATGCCGGCTTCAAACTTCAAGCCGATGGTCGGCACCACGATGCTCTTCAGGATGTTTCCTGCATCATCCACAAACACACTGCCGATAAGCCCCGTTCCTGGAACGCTCGGGAAGCGCACGCGCTTGTAGCCGGCTACGTCCACCTTACATACCGAATAGGCCTTGTCCGTCGTATAGGATTCCTTCAGCGTGGGCTTTCCGCTCATGATCTTGCGTTCACCCAGCCAGCCGCCCTGCGTTTCCTTGATGGCATCCAGCGTAAGTACTGTCGCCTCCGGAACAGGGGGCATTTCGTCCTCCGGGTAGCTGCTGTAGCAGGCGTACTTCTTGTTGTTCAAATAATCGTTGATACCCTTGCTCCAGTAGAACGGCTCATACATCATCCAGTCTCCCTCGCTGCCGTCCAGCTTCGCCACCGTGCAGTCGTTCATATCCTCCGCATCGGCATAGAAGTTCGAGCTTTCGTCATGCAGGGGGAAATAGGTCATCTCCCCGTCCGGGTTGTTCACTTCCACCTGCTGCCCGGCTATCTCCACTTTCCGGCTCGTGGGCATCTTGGTCACCTTGGCCAATACGCGGTGGCGCTTGGACAGGATGGCATTCACATGCCCGCTCATTTTGTACGTATTGCCGAACTTGTATCCGGTCCTGTTGTCCAGGTTTGAAATATTAGCATCATCGGCCACGCTGTCATCAAACTCGATCATCGTATAGGGCGGCTGCTTGATGGTCAGTTCCGGATAACGGGCGGCATACTTCTCCAGTTCCTCGTCGGCCAGATACTTCGTCAGGGTCAGCTTACCGCGAAGGCCCGAGTGGCGGTCATCCACCGCACCCGTCTGCGTGTACGTTCCGTAATCGAAATACTTCTTCAGCAGGCTTCCGTCGTCTTCCCGGTCTATCTCCAACACAAAGCGCTCCAGCTTGCCGCTGCCGTTCAGTTTGGCCTGGTGCAGGCGTTCCAGCATGGCAAACCCGTCGATGCCGGGGCAGTTGGTATAGCGGTAGCCCCGCACGTTGTTGATGCCTTCCAGCACCAGGCCGCTGTCCTGCAGCTTGGTCAGATACTCTAGGAACAGTTCCTCAATCGTGTCCGGCAGGCATAACTGCACAACGGGAGCACCGGTGGCCAGTTTCACTCGGGTCAGCCCCGTACCTCTCACATCCAGTTTCTTCAGTCGCCCCTGCCAGCTCAGGTCCAGGGTGGCCACATTGCCGTTGTCCCCGTTCCGGCCCAGCAGGTTATTCCGCATATTCACTTCTTCCAGAAGCAGCATCCCGTTCGTCGAGGCCATGAACGAGCCGTTCCGGTATCCGCTGGCTTTCTCCACGCTCATGTCCAGTTTTACCAGTGAGGTCAGCAGACCGAAGTTGAACCCGATGGCGAACGCATCCTCATGCCACACCAGCTCCTTGATTTTGGCTGCACCGATAATCTTCAGCGGGTCATTTTCACCGAAGGCACGGGTCAGCTGCAGGGAATGGAGCACGTCTGCATCCACCACGCCGCTGTCAGCCTGTACACCGTTTGAGGTGGATAATTGCACACGGTAAGGGATGGTCAGCCGGTACTGCATCGGTTTCAGTTTATAAGCCTTGTCCAGCGATGCCGTACTCTGGTAGAACTGGGCACCCAGCGTGGATACATAGCCGTACTCCACCTGCTTCAGGTCGTACCTGCGTTGGATGAAGTAGTTCCGGTGTGCTTTTAACGAACCCTTCAGACCGTAGATTTGCGGATACGTCTGTTTGGCACCGTCAGCACCTACCGGCATTTCGTTCAGGAACGGGTAGATGTATTTGAAGATGCCGGACTTGTTATAGAGGCGTGAGCACCACTTCTTCATCTGTTCGGTATCGAAATGGTCAATGGCTTTCTGGATACTGAAGGCACTCATGAAGCTTGCGCCCCCGTTCCATCCACTCACCATAATCTCCACAATCATGTCCCAGCAATTGGCCACGATGAGGTTCCACAGCCACGAGTTATGACCCTGCATCACATAAGCCCCGTCGCGCTTCGTCTGGCGGTTGTCGTCATACTTCCCGGTCAGGAACGACTTGTTGTCAGAACCCAACTGGCAGTCGCCGTCATAATAGTCAATCGACCATTTCACACCGTCCCATGTGCGGATAAGCATGTTCTTCGCAAGCTGGTCCACGCCGAGGTTGAACTGCACGTACAGATAGTAGGCAATCAGGTGGGGAAGGTCGAAATACTTCCCGGCCTCTTTCCTGAACGTATCGCTCTGCCACTTGGCGGTAGGGAACTTGTCGCCGTCGTCCTCATAGTCCACCCCCTCGAACGAATGGGATTCCGTGCTGTACGTCATGTTTTTTCCGGCAGGCGTTTCCTTCACACACCGGTAGACAAAACTCATCATGCGGTCGGTGGCCTTGTACATCTTGTCGTACTTGTCACCGGTACCGAGGTGGTCTTTCAGGTTCGGTTCTTCCTCTGCATCCCCTCCGCCGTCTGTCCAAAAGGTGTCTTTCGGGTGGTTGAACTCTAGTCCTCCGTCAAAGTTGTAATCCATGAAATCCTTATGCTCCGGTTCGGTACTCGGCAACCAGTGGAACAGGCACAACGGATTGGAGTTGTTCAGCGTCTCGAAGCAGACGGGCAGGTACTGCTTGTGTCCTTCCTCGTCGGCTTCCAGATAGTTCAGCGTGTCGCCCTCGCCCCATTTCTCGCCGCCGATGGTTTCATCCTGGCCGAAGATGGGATAGCTGTCGCTCTTCTCGTTGTTCATGTTGTACTGGCCGTAATAGGTCAGGTCTTCATCAACACTCTTCGCTACGAACAGGTCGCACGGCAGGCCGTCGATAGCCGAACGGTAATCATCCTCCAGCCCATGGTCTTTGGCGTAACGCTGGGCAGGAGTAAGCAGCCCCATCTCTTTCAGTCCGTCATTGATAAGCTTCGCACCACCGGTATTGGTGGTCATGGACGAGTCCGAGAAGTCGCATTTGGAACATGCCAGCTTCGCGCCTACGGAGTTCCTGCGCAACTTGAAGAGATTTTTCTTGCCGGTAGTTACCACCGGATTCTTCTGCCTGCCGTTTCCGTCAATCTCCCCGTAGCTCAATGTAACCGTCCAGCCGCTTGCCGTCTTCTGGAAGTAGAAACGGAAGTTCTTTCTGGCATAGTTCACGGAAGAAGTACCCTGAATACGGACATATACGTTGGTAAGGATAAAGTCAAGCGTCCTGTCCTCTCCGTTATAGAAACGGACCTCCCTTACCAGCTTGTTGGCCTTCTTGTCGTTCAGCTGGGCCAGTGCATCCACCACGTTCAGCGTGTCGCTCTCGCTCGGAACCTCACTGCCCACGCTGCCCGTGCCTATCAGTACCAGGATCGAGTTCCGGCGCTTCTTCATCAGCCCCATCAGCTTCTCCATGCTCACCGTGTCCCCCTCGTTCAGCACGCGGTTGTCCTCATCCAGCGAGCGCACGCCCGGTTCCCCGTCGGCATCCTCCAGGTGGTTGCGGTCCACGATGTAGTTGTTCAGCACCTCGTCCGAGGTCAGCGCCTTGTTATAGATACGCACGCTCTTCACGTTCAGGTCGGCACCTGCCGATTTGAACTCCAGCTGGCTCTGGATGTCAAAATTTACCTTGTCCAGCCACTTCGAGGCGGCACTTTCCTCACCGTTGACATAGAAGCCGATCAGCGTGCGCTGTTCATTGGTCTGCACGTTCGGATAGAACACGTAGGTAATACGGATATTCGTGCCCGGCTCGAACTTGGTACCCACCGAGTCTTCATAGCGCAGCACCTGTCCGGCATCCATCGCCTCGGTCACCACACCGGTCAGGAACTTGGCCTCTTCCGGGGTCACAATCAGCCCGTACCGATTTCCGTTGTCCAGCTGTCCCAGGCAGGTGATCAGCTCGGCATCCGTATCCGTCACGTTGGCCGTGCTGTATTCTATCTCCAGCGTCATGCCCACGTCGCGGATGGCAAACCCCTCGGGCTTGTCCGCCTCGTTGAAGGGACGGTAACCACCGTCTGCCGTCAGGGTCATGCCTGCACCGCCGGCCAGCAGCAGGCGGTCCTTGTGCCAGCCGCTACCGGCACCGTATTCGTTCACGCTCCACAGCACGTCCCGGAACTCCATGCGCTTGTCACCGCTCACCCAGCTGGCCGGGTTGTTTTCCGTGTTGCTTCGCCCGAAGGCGTCAAATGTACACACGGCATCCGGTGCCAGCGTGGCTTCAATGTCGGGGTGCGATGTGGTGTTCACCTGCACCTCAAGCACGGCATCACCGCACGACACACGGTAGTCCAGCGGTTCCACGTTCACGTTCGTCCGTCCGTAGCTGCCGGTCTCACCGCGCTGCAGCAGGTCTTCCTTCACCACGCTGCCCCGGTCGGTCACTTTCACACGGGCCGTGTACGCATCGCGGTCATAGCCGGCATACGTGAAGTTCCATGCCGTGAACTGCTCTGCCTCCAGCACCGGGTGTTTCCAGTCACGCTGGAACCCCGCTGCCCGGTGGCTGAACATCATGCCGGCATACGCTGTCACACCTCCGCCTGCCTTCAGCAGCGTAATGTAATGCACCCGGCTCACCACACCGGAGTTCTCATGCTGCGCGTAGGCTTCCACCACGTTCGTACCCTCCTGCATCTGTGTCAGGGGGATGGTCACGTTCTTCTGCTGCACACCGCTGCCGGCCGAAAGACCGAGGGTAAAGGCCTGTCCGCCGTTCACGCGGTAGTAGATGTTCTTCTCCCCGCTCGTGCCCTTGGCAGTAAAGGGGATGTTCACGTCATTTTTATATCCCCCGTCGGCCAGCCCGTTGCCCGCCGAGTAGGTGGTCTCCAGCTCCATGGCCACCATGGTCACCTTGGCCGTGGCCGTCTTCATCAGCGTGCCGCCCTGGTAGGTTGCCTGCGCTTCCACCTGCACGGTATAGGCGGTGGCATCCTTCAGGTAGGGCGAAGCGTCAAAGGTATAGCTCTGTCCGGCTGTAACGCCCACAAACTCCGCATCCCGGAACTCACTGATGACGGTCGAACCACGTTTCACGATTACGCGGGCTTTCAGGTCGCTGTAGCCGTCCACCGTACCGCCACCGGCAGTACCCACGCCCACGGAGTATTTCACCACAAAGCCGCTTCCCAGTGCCAGATACTGCGAGGCGGGAAGTCCCGCACCACCGCTGTCCGTCAGGTCGATGTTCACCACCACCTTGTCGTCATCCGTGTACTTGGAAAAGCGCACTTCCTTCGAGCTCTCGCCGCCCTGGTTGTCCTTCTGCTTGACGGTCATCACGTACTGGGTGCCGTCCTCGCTGTCCTGCACATCCACGTCCGTCACCGTACCCACCATCGCATCGAACACCGTTCCGGATGTAGGAGGTTTCGTCTCGCCGCTCACCAGTTCCTCGGTAGGGGTACGGTTTGACAGTTCCTTCTTCAGGAACGCTTCGATGTCATCGCCTGCATAGGCATGATAGGTGCCGTCCGGCTGTTTCTGGTTCCATGGTGTTTCAAGATTCATCGGATGTTCAGTCGCATTGATGATTCCGCTTATTTTCCTTTTTGCCATAATACTGTCCTTTTATAATAATCATTCATTTATCAGTTTTACTGCTACCGTTCCATGCGTCCGACCCGTTCCATGGCTCGTCGCCTTTCCAGTGTCCAAGTCCGAAGCAGCTGCTGATTGCGGACCATACCAGCCTTGCACCGGCATAGAGAGCCGACAGGGCACGTTTTCCCACATACGCAGCCGTTATTTCCTTACCGCCTTTGGTTATCATCGTCACTCCTCCTCATATATCAGATACAGCGTATTCGCATCCTTGTCCGGCAGTGCCTCATAGGCTTCCTCGCTCATCACCTCATGCCGGTAGGCCAGAAGTTTCAGAGCGCCTCCCGTGCCGGTATATATGGCATCGCCCAGCAGGTAAAGCTTGTCCGGCAGGATGGCTGTCCGGTCCGCATCCATGAACATGCCGGCAGGGGGTACTCCCGCCACGTCCCAGTCCCCGTACAGGGTGGAGTCCATGTGGTAGGCAAATTTCCCGGCACTGGCCACATACACCACGTTGCCGCCCGGCTTGGTACTCTTGTCAGGCAAGACATTGCCTGTTTCCATCCATGAGGAAAAGCGTGCGGTAGCTCCGCCGACGGCTGCTGCCGTAGTATGTTCCACCTTGGCTGCGGCATTTTCTGCCTTGGCTGCCGCTTCGTTGGCCTTGGTGGCCGCTTCCGTGGCGGCCTGGGTCTTTTCCTCCAGTCCGGCTACGGCTCCTTCCGCTTTCTTGGCGGCAGCCTCGGCACGGGCGGCGGCATCGCTCGCAGGCTTGCCTATCAGTTCCAGGGGGACGTTCACCATCTTGCCGTCCTTCTCACCGGGCAGTGATTTCACACCGCTCAGCGAGGTGACGGTTTCCAGATCCTCCACACCGGTAGAGGACTGGAGCACACGGTCCAGCACTTCCTGAACCATTTCTTCTTGCGTCATTTCTGCCATACTCATTCGTTTTTATCGGTTTCTGACCCGCCCAGGATTTCGTTCAGGGCATCTATCACATTGGGAAGACAATAGCGTTCCACCGCCATGTGTATCATCCCGGTTTCCTCATCGCTGAACTCGGTCTCGCCGGTACTCTCGAAAATCTTGAACGCAAGCCGATGGGCCTTGATGCCACTGACACGCGTATACAGCAAATCGGCTATCTGCTCACGTGCATCGAAAACCTCCCTCGTCTGACGGGTTATTCCGGTGGGAACGCTGAAATTCCTGAAATCTAACTTTTTCATATATATCTGTTTTTTAGGATGAATGATTCAATATCTGGTAACGGAATCCGTCCGCTTTTGTAATAAGTACCGTTACGGAGTCCCCGGATGCCATCTCGTAGTTTTGCAAATCTTCATTGTGGTTATAGATACCTTTTAGTATGATATTCTTTGAACCGGGTCTGACCCTGAACGTGACAATGGCTGCAAAATCGGTAGGCAAGTAACTCATGCCGAACTTGTATGCCACAGAACTTTCCGACGGCAGCGTAACCTCTACATTACTGTAGTTGGGTTCATTGTAATACATCAAAATGATATTGTGTTGTGAGAAATCCACCGTGTAGTTTCCACTTCCGAAGGTAAGCAGCTTGGCTTTCGTATTGATAAACGCCGGGGCAAGTAATGCCGCATTGCTGCTGATACCGTAGTTCTTCGTACCGCCGGTAACATCTATAAACAATCCATAGTTCGCTTGGTCGAAGCCGTAATTCCCGTATATATTGGGGGCTGAGTTCACGATACGACCGACAGAGGTAAAAGCTCCTCCTACAGAAGACGGTATCACATCATCACCGAACATCACATATCCTTTGCTGCCGCCGACACGGAAAAAATCATCATAAATGGCAAGACCGCCACCGCTCCCGTGAGAGTCGGCCACAGAACCGATACGGCCGTTCCCTATCTCAAAGCCGCCGATTTTCCCTTTGCTGCTGTCTATCTCTCCGGTAAACTTACCGTTGGTCGTTTCAATGCTGCCGTCTTCCAGTATCTTGAAGTTGCCGTTGGCCGTTACCAGTCCCTCCAGCTGTATATGGTCGGCTGTCAGCTTGATTTTGCTCACTGGGTTGCCATGTTCGTCCGTATCTTCCACACTGACCCCAATAAGGGCTACCTTGCCGCTGGCATCCTGGGCATACAGCCCCGCACCTTCCGGCTTGATCACCAGCCCGGTTTCTTTCAATGCAGCCCCGTCCTTGTCAAACACCGCCGCTGAAATCTTTACCAGCCGGTCGCTCTGTTCGAACAGTGTACGGTACTTATAGGCCAGTGCGTCCGCCTTGTTGGTAGAGAATACCAGCAGCGAAATGTAAATCACGCCCGTAAACGACATCTTGAAGTCTCCCGTACCGTTCCAAAGGCCGTCCAGCGTGAACATCTTCTCGCCGCCAACGGGCAGGTCTTCTTCATGGCCGAACATGTTGAAGTTTTCAAACCCAGTCTTGTCAGCACCCACAAATTCGATTTTCAACCGTCCGGCCTTGATGACCCGGTAACTGAAGGACAAATACACCACGCCGGGCACCCGTTCGCCCTGGCTGTTCGTCTGCCGGTACTCCGGTACCAGCCGGAAGTCCTCCAGTTTCTGCATGATATAGCTGTTCCGGATATAGGCATAAGGCACCTTGCCGTCGGTCCGTATCTCGGCATGCCCGTCCGGCTTCGTGCCGTAAGGACCGCCGTTCGCCCAGATCCAGCGTCCGCCCAGGGTGAACAGCGTAGCCTTGCTGCCCGTCTTCCATTTGTCCATGCCGTCGGCAAAACTGCTGTTGTCCAGATAGCTCTGTTCTTCGCGTATTTCCTTGCGCAAGCTTTCCACGGCTGAATGGATTTTTCCTTCAGTTATTTCAAAACGAGTCAGGATGTCCTCGCCCGTCATCAACACGAACGTACCCTTCAGCCACACGTTGTCGGCATACAGGCCGTTTCCTTTCGGCTGTTTGTCTGCCGGGAAAGCGCTGCTCTTGATGCCGTCCAGCTTACCCAGCCGGCAACGAAGACAGCCGTTGAAGTTCTTGGCCTTCACACCGTCCAGAATGTCTATACGGGGCTGCCCGTCCTCCGTGGCCGCAATGGATATAAGGTTCTGCCGGAGCGGGTTTTCCGTGTTACCCATCAGCACGCATTCATCGCCGGCCTCCGGCTTCACCCCGCCAAACTCGCTTACCGGAACCAGCACACCATCGGCTATTACAGAAGACACCTCCACCCAGTAGGATTTGAGTTTTGTTCCGCCTGTAACCGCACAGCGCATCAGGTCATGGGCCACAAAACCCGATTCCTGCTCAAACACGATGCGGTAGTTGTCGCCCTGCTTCACCACGTCTTTGATCTTGCCGTTGGCTGCCGACACCACCAGCTGGCCGCATACGCTGCGCACCTGCTCAATCAGCAGTTCCAGCGCCACCAGACTTTGCCGGGCAGTCACTTTGTCCACCGTCAAGTTCGTCAGTCCGGTCAGCTGGTCAATCCACAGCTGCCAGCCCTCACCGGTCAGCCCGTCCACAAACTCTGTGCTGCGCAGCAGTTCGCGGATCACGGCAGTCAGATACTCGGCATTGCCCTCACCGTCCACGCTGCCGCAGGGCTTGCCGCCGGCAGCCTCGCCAAAACTCACACCCTTCAGAAAACGGATGGGCTCTTTGGCTGTGTCCGGCTGGTTCTTGTTCAGAAACTCCTTTTGGCTGCGCCGGGCGGAAAACAGGTTGTTGTCCGTGGGCAGCGTCTTGTCCCAGCTTCGTATGATGTCCGGAAGGGCAGCGCCTTCCGTCTTTGATTTCGTATAGCTTTTCAGCGAACCGATGCTGTCCGTCACCTTGTCGAACTTGCCCACCTGCAGCGCATCGCTTATCTCGATGTCCATCTGCCCGGGTTCGTTCACCTTGCGGCTGATTCTGGTGATACGGCTCTGCCGGTAGCCTTTTTCCGGGAAATACTTCCGGCTCTCCAGTTTCACCCGTCTGCCCACAAACAGGTCGATGCCGTGCTCCTCGATGTACACCGGGTCTGTCGGGGCTTTGTAAGCGGCAATGTCCAGCCAGTGGTCCCGGTTGTACTCCTCAACCGCTGCCGCAAATTCCTCTTCGGCCAGCCGGTAATACTCATCCGGCATCCGGATGTTCCACAGGATATAGGTGTCGCCTGCTCGGGGCACCAGCTTGCCGCCCGGCAGCTGGGTGTCGTCATCGTAGGGCCAGATGGTAATCAGTTCAAATTCCCTTGCCGCACTGTCGTAGTTCACCTCAAAGTAGTGGTCATCGCTTTCTCCCAGCCCGGCCAGGTCACCCGTCTGGAACGACACACGTTTGGTCTCGCCGGCCAGCTCGTACAGGTTGGGGTCAAAGTTCAGTTCCCCGTCCCGGAAGTAATAGATGGTGAATTTGTTCCCTTCCTCGTCCGTCACCTCCTCGCTGCGTACCGAGCTCACCGTACCCACCCGGTGGGGGTAGATACCGCTGAAGGCATCCTGTTCGTAATGGTCATAGATGCCGTATTCCTCCACACCTTGCTCGATGTACTTCTTGCCGCCGGGAAGCATCAGCCTCGGGCTGCCGTATTTCTCCGCATCGATGTTGCGGGTCGAACCTACCGGGAACAGGCGGGTGTAGAACTTAGCCGTGTTGCCGGTGTCTCTTTCCAGCGAGGTCAGCCCCTTGCCGTACCCCAGGGCGATTTCTTCCCCGTGTTCACAGCGGCACACGTTCACCGTCTGCCCCTCAATCCACCATTCCACCTTGCCGCCGGCCTTTTCGGCAATGGCTTTCAGGGCTTCGTCGCAGTACATCCCCTCGTAGTCTATCGTAATCAGCTCCGTACCTTCCACCGTACCCACCTTCCAGTCGGTAATGTGGCCCATGCCGTCATTGATTGCTTTCACCACCATCGCCACATGCTCGCGGGGCATGGCTGTCAGGGTAAACAAAGGGTTCGTGTCCCCGTCCGTCGTCTCCAGCACCAGGAACCGCTTGATCAGGCTCTCCACGCCGTACAGTTTCAGGTCATAGTCCCACTCGCCCTCGTTCACCTGCTTCGGCGTGTAGCGTTCCGTCAGCCAGTACCGTTCGCCCAGATAGTCCGTGTAGTCGTTCACGTCCAGGGGCAGAAAATCATAGTAGCTGAACGATAGGGAAAGCACATTGTCTCCCTGTACCTCCTTGCTTTGCGTCGAGCTGTCGTTCACGGCCACATCCGCACGCTTGTTCCCGGCTTTGTCATATATCGTTAGAAGCATATTCTAATAGCGTTTGAATGGTTATATAATCGGTTTCGGTTCCCGGAACTTTACCCGGAACTTTCCGGCATGCACGCCTTCCGTCCACAGATAGGTCAGCGGGGTAAACTTCGTACAGTCGGCATACTTCACCCGCAGTTGCAGGTCCAGCTGGGGAAAACGGATCTCCAGCCAGCCGTCCTTTCCCCGCTTCAGGAAATTCACAAAGGCAAAGTACTGCTTCATCCAGCCTGCCTGGGTCTTGTTGTACAGGGCAAAGTGCAGCGTCACGTCCCGCGCCTCGTTCTTGGGGTTAAGAACTGCAGAGTATTTCTCACCGTCCTCTTCCCGTATGTCCACGGCGGTATCCTTCTTGGCCTTGCTCGGGGTCAGGATGGCCGTCAGGTTCTCCATGCCGCCGCGCCGGTCTTCCACCAGGAACACGCCGTATTCCGTCCAGATGTCCGTGCCGTTCACCAGCACCAGTCCGCTCAGTATATTGCCCATATCACTTCACTTTTAGTCCGTCACGTATCATTTTCTTTATCACTTCCTTCAGTTCGCCCAGGTGTCCGGCGCTCACACCGGTGTTCTCGGCTATCCGGGCCAGGTGGCCTTCAGCCGTGTCCATCTTCTCCGCCACACTTTCCAGCCGGTCATCCATGCTGCTCCAGTGCTGCAACCCGCTGGTGAACATGCCCTCCAGCTTCGTCCCCTGGTCCTGCGTCATGGCCGTAAAGCCGCCCGCTTTCGCACTCTGGCTGGTGCCGCCGGCTTCGGTCTTGTCGTAGCCCGTGGCTGCCGCCAGGTTGTCACGCAGGGCAAGGGCTTCGTCCACATACTGCATGTACTCTTCGGTCAGCGCGTTCCGTTCCGCCTCGGTCAGTTCGTTGTCCTCCATGGCCTTGCCGAACTTCTCCCACCAGCCTTTCAGTTTCTCGCTGTACTGCTCACCTATCTTGTTACTCAGCATGGCTTTCATGAAGTACTCGGATATATCCTCCGCCGCATCCTTGGCACCGTACTTCATGTTCATCAGATTATCGATGAAGCTGCTGTACATACCGTCGAACGAAATGCCCGTCAGCCCTTCATACAGTTGGTCGGTCAGTTCCTCCAGCTTGCCGGCCTGGTCTATGTAGTCATCCAGCTTCTCGGTCAGTCGCCCGCCATAGCCGACCTTGCC